GTTCCCAACTGGTTACATCACAGTAAGAAAGAACAGAAGAGGACATTAAGACCTCAGAAACTTCGTCAAGCCAAGAAACGTCTCAAAATGTTTATAAAGAAATGCCGAACCTAGCAAGCGAAGATACAGTAGATACTCCTAATGTTGTTCTGAACTGTACGTATAATGCAAAGGCTATTGGAGGAGAACCGATTGAAACTTCTGTAAAGGTAGGTAATCAGACTTTAGAGATAGTTGCAGGTACTGTACAACAACCATATGATTGTGATGATGCACCAGAAGGTGTACCACTCATTCCTTTGTTACCATGTTCACCACCTGATAGGTTTATTGTTCCTACAGTGAACACTACTGTCTATATTGATGGGAAGTTACCTGCTGTTACTGGTGATCAAACTCAGTTGGTAATAGGAGGAACACCCAGACTGTTGACAGGACCTTTCCAACATGCTAATATAATCATAGGAAGTAATTTGTAATTTATGGCAAAAGCAAAAGGTGGTTATGGTATCGCTGATTCTATAGAGTCAACACCTAAGAAGACTCGTCAAGGTACTGGATCACACACTAAGTATTCTGCGACAAGTAGAAACAAAGCTAGAAAGAGATATAGAGGACAAGGTAAATAATGGAACTGATAATTGGAATGGCATGTGTATGTGCTATGGCATACTACACATATCTTATGATAGAATATTTTAAAGTGAAATGACTAAATCAAATTTTATTAGAAAAGGTAAGAATCAATTCAAGTCATCTGCATATTACATGTTTTGGGGTGCTGCGACTGTAGCAGTCTTTGCAGGACAAATTTATGTTGGGTCTGGTTACAGACAGATGTCTAAATCACTGGATGCATGGTTTGATAAGACCATCAGCATCATGATTCAGAAAAGACTTATGCAGGAACCTCCAAGAAGTATGAGTCCTTATGAAGATAATAGAATGCCTGTAATACAATGAACTGTTGGCACTGCGGTACGCAATTGATCTGGGGAGCAGATCACGATATGATGGACTTGAATGACGGAGATGAGTCTGAGTATGACTTCTGGTCTAGCTTTACTTGTCCGAAGTGTGAAGCATACGTTGAGGTATTTCATCACAGATGATTGAAGTAGATCCGAAGATGGCAGCAGGTGCAGGTTGCACTAAGATAGACTGGGAGATGGTTCCATTGACTCAGGAGGAATTGGAGTGTATAAGAGTGTGTGTAGCGAATGCACCGATTCCTTATGATATTGCGAAGAAGAAAGTTCCGATTGCGATTTTAGATAAGATCGGAAAACCTAAGCGTGTAGAACATGCTGGTGAAACTAAAGTAGAATACGATTTGACACAATACGGAATTCATGAATCTTATTTGTAATTTACCTGCTGAGAAGGTATGGGTAAGGAAAGAATACCTTACTGACCATCAGAGTGGGCACGGAGAATTTGTAGAAGGTGTATGGGTATCTGCGAAAAGTATACCTGGTCGTGCGTTTTATTTTGAGACGTATCTTCCTGAGTATGGTGCGATGTACGATAAGTTACCTATATCCGCTTTTCTCCGAGCGCCGAAAACACCGACGCCCGATATGAGTCTAGAGAATCTGCAATTTTGGAATTGTATGGATTATGGTGTGATGGCTATTAATAAAGGTTTTATATCTTCTATGGATTGTGAGATACGGACAAGAGACCACGGGTTGATACATGGGCAGTATCTGTTTACTTTAGATAACTACCATGTGAATATTGATATTGTAGATAATAATGTGAGTGAGGTTCCACAAGAGCATAAGAGTCATAATTGCATTCAATTAGAGAATGGACAGTATGCATTGTATCCAAATAACAGGATGCGTCTGTATGACCTCTCTATCACTCCTCAAGAACCGAAGACACCAGACTTTAAGGTTTCTACTATAGAATACCAAGTAGAGTCAGGAACTAACTGGGGACGTCTAGGAGATACTGATGATTATTTTTGGGAAACACCTAATGAACGAGCAACTGCTGAGGAAAAACCACATAGTGGTGAGGAACTTCCTTTCTAAAGAGTGGGCTAATGCATTATACGTTGAATTCCGCGATCATGGACGTGTTGATTCCGCGTACAAAGACGGATATAGTGGTCCTTGCTATTTCTATGAAAGTCCTACGGGAGGACAAGAGCTCTTATACTATATGACACAGAAAATGGTAGATCATGTAGGAGAGCCTTTGTATCCAACATACTCATACATGCGTTGCTATAATGAAGGTTCTTATTTACCAATGCATGATGATCGTCCTGCATGTGAGATTAGTGTAAGTATACATCTAGGATCTGATAAACCATGGGAGTTCATCATAGAGGATCCAGAAAAGAATCCAATAGAGGTAATACTAGAGCAAGGTGATGCTATCATCTATCTTGGTTGTGTAGGCACTCATGGTCGTAAAGGTAAGTATGATGGTGATCACTATATCCAATTGTTCTTACACTACGTAAGGAGCAGAGGACCTATGGAATGGTGTATGGGTGATCTAAATAGAAGTAAGTTGCCAGAAGGGTGGCAGTGTAAACTTGTTGATGAGTACAAAGAGTTACTGGAGACAAACTATGGTAATTAAAGTAGACAAAAGTGAAGAGTTTAAAAAGAGTGGTAAGAAACTCATTTCAGAGTATGATGCCGACAAATGGTTAAACAGAATTGCAAAGAATGATGAAAGAGAGTTGTGGGAGATGGAAGTAAAGAAAGAAATGTTGAGCGAACAGGGATAAATAAAAGCAGTCTATTGCTGTGTCTAAATGACTGCCTTTCAAACATTCAAGGATTTGAGTGTTACCTTTAAGAAACATCCTGTTACTGATGACTTAGTATCAGTGAAGGATAAAGCTGCGATTGTTCAGGCAATTACAGGTTTACTTCTTACAAAGAAAGGTGAAAGACCATTTCAACCTGAATTGGGTTGTGATATACAGAACCTTCTATTTGAACCTTTAGATTATGCATCTGCTGGTACTATCAAGCAGGAGATCAGAACTACTATTAGTCGCTATGAACCAAGAGCGAATGTAGAACAGATCACTTGTGAACCAGATTTTGACAACAATGGTTATAATGTAGAACTTCAATATACTATTGTTGGAAGAGAAGACATACCAGTAGCAGTAGAGTTCATCTTAGAGCGTACACGATAATGCCTTACACACAGGTTGCCAATTTAGACTTTGAAGATATCAAAGCATCTCTTAAAGATTACATGAAAGCACAGTCAGATTTTACTGACTATGATTTTGAAGGATCTGCATTGTCTACCTTAATTGACACACTTGCTTATAACACCTACTACACGGCGTTTAACACTAACATGGTAGTCAATGAACTGTTCATTGATTCTGCTACCTTAAGAGACAACGTAGTAGCGATTGCGAAGCAACTAGGGTATAGACCAAAGAGTGCTACGTCTCCTACAGCGTATGTTTCTTTTACTGTAACTTATACCAACTCAACAACTGATACAGAACTTATCCTGAAGAAAGGAACAGGATTTATCTCCTCATATGATAACAACGTGTATCAGTATGTTGTAAACGACGATGTAAAAGCACAAGTCATTAGTAATGTTGCAACATTTACGAATGTTCCTGTAAATGAAGGAACACTACTTGTTAATACTTTTACTGTTAACACATCATTAAAGAGTCAGAGATTTATACTTGATAATACAAATATTGACACCAATACTATTAGAGTAAAGGTGTTTCCTACTGGAGGTAGCTTCAGTGAACCATACCTTGTAGCAGATAACATTCTAGGTGTTGATGGTACATCTAAAGTTTTCTTCCTTGATGAGATTGAGGATCAGAGATACGAAATTCTTATGGGTGATGGTGTTCTAGGTAAGAAGTTAGATAACAATGCACGTATTGAGGTATCTTACTTAACAACTGCAGGTCCTGAAAGTAATGGAGTTCGTACATTTGTCTTCTCTGGTGTACTAGAGAACCCTAATGGTGTATCTCCAACTGCATTTACTACATCTATTACTTCTGCTACTCCTTCTGCGGGTGGTGAAGAGATAGAAAGTACCTCTAAGATAAAATACACTGCTCCAAAAGCATATGGCACACAGGAGCGTGCAGTGACCGCACAGGACTATGAAGCGATTGTGCGTGATGTTTATCCTGCTACAAGTGACATAGTTATTTTTGGTGGTGAGGATCAAGATCCTCCTGAATATGGAAAAGTCTTTATTGCATTGAAACCAAAGGATGCTAGCTATCTAACATCATTAACAAAAAATGATATTGTAGAAAAATTAAAGAAATATGTCGTTGCATCTGTAGAACCAAGATTAATTGATCCTTCTATTCTATATGTTGAGATAAGTAGCAAAATCTATTACAACAGTCTATCAACAGATCTAACAACATCACAAATTAGAGACAAGGTTATTGGTGGTGTACAGTCTTATCTTGATACAAGTGATACTGAGAAGTTTAATGGTAAGTTCAGGTATAGTAAGATGGTTGGTGTTATTGACGATGTAGACCGTTCAATCAATTCTAACTTAACAGAGGTTACAATGAGAAAGGATTTCTATCCTTCTCTTAATTCTACCTTCTATTATGAGGTGTGTTTCCAAAATGCATTTGACAAAGACTGTGATGATCCAATCCTTTCCAGCACTGGATTTAGAGTCACTGAATATCCTAACTTTGATGTTTATGTTGAAGATAGAAATAGTAAAATTGTCCTATATAGACTAGATAGCGTAACTGGTGAAAAAGTTGTCCTAGACAGCGATATTGGCGACATAGATTATGTAAAAGGTGAATTGAAGATGTATTCCTTAACAATCATTAAAGGTAGTTTCTTTGATAATCGTATTTCACTAAGAGTAAAACCACTATCAAACGACATTAAGGCACTCCGCGAGGTATACCTTGACGTTGATGTTGCTAATTCCTCGTTCACTGCATACAAAGAGTAAAGTAAATGCCCGCTGTAAAGACTAAGAGAATTTCTACTCTAATTGAAACGCAGCTTCCTGAATTCATCAGTACTGAATATGAACTTTTTAGTAAGTTTATCACAAAGTATTATGAGCAGCAGGAAGTGCAAGGTGGCACGTTGGATATTATTAACAATATTCAAAAATACGCAGATATAGATTATTATGAGCAAAACCTACTTAGACAATCTGATACTTTGGACGTTAGTATCACTACTACTAGCGACACAATTGTACTACAAGATGCAACGAGTTTTCCAAAACAAAACGGATATATAAAAATTGATGATGAGATAATTTTTTATGAATCACGAACAGAAACAGTATTATCGGGCGCAGTTAGAGGTGTTAGCGGTAACACAACTCTTGGTGATCTGTATAACTCGTCAAGTTACACCAGCACAGTTGCAGCCCCACATAACTCTGGTCAAAAAGTTCTTAATGTAAGTAATCTTTTTCTATATGCATTAGTAAAGAATTTTGAATCTCAGTATCTTGGTTCTTTCCCAGAAAAGTATCTTAGAGGAGAAGTAGATAAGAGAACTTTAATTAAGAACATCCAGAAGTTCTATAAAGCTAAAGGAACTACTAGTTCCATCAAATTTGTTTTTAATACTATTGTTGCAAAGGATGATAGTAACAAACCAGAAGTTTATAACCCAAGAGATTTTACATATAAGTCTTCTGATGCTGACTGGATAAATGTATACGCACTTAAGTGTAAAGTTGTATCTGGTGACGTCAATAGTTTAATTGGTAAGAAGATTGTACAAGAAGTTACTACAGAATATGGATATGCTGATGCTGTAGTAGATAACGTTTATGCTGACGGGACTTCTGACAACGAAGTAATTTATAATATTGTATTAGCACCAGAGACAGTCAATGGTTCTTTTGAGGTATCAACAAAAACTAAACTATTAAAATCAGTAGCAGGAACAGATAGCACTGGTAATAGAATCAATGTATCTTCCACTATTGGTTGGGGTAAAACTGGATCTATCCTTTTAGGAGAAGAGACAATTACTTTTGAAGAGAAAACTGTTACTCAGTTTATTATCAAGAGTAGACAACCATCAGGAGCTATTGCATATCCTGCTAATACTTCTGTATACAGACCAGTTACTATCAGTGGTAGTGGTGTCACTCTTTTAACATTTGGTGTAATTTATAATCTTAAACCAGACAGCACACAACCATATGCTAGTCCTGGTGATAAAGTACAAGTATCTAATCCTGGTTTTGAGACTAAAGATCCTAAAATTATTAATACATCTACAAATCAAGTAAGATGGTTACAAAATGCAGGAAATGCACCAGACGTTCCAACATTACCTAGTATTGAAACTTCTATAAGTGAGTTAACTACTGATGTATCATCTATTTTTGCAGATGATCAGTATTATTACATTACAAGTTCTAGTTATCCATCACATAAGATTCTAGATGGGTCTCAAGTTAATCAAACTCTCTTAGACCAAAAAATTCTTCGTCTTATCAGAAAAGAATCTACTAGAACTACCGAGACATATCCTACACCAAGAAGAGATGTTGGAATCCTTCTAAACGGTGTCCCTGTCTACGGTTTCAAGGATCATGATAGTATTCGTTTTGGTAAGTTAGAAGAAATTAAAGTCAATACTCAAGGTAGAGGTTATGTATCTCCACCTTTTGTTCTAGTTGACCAAGTTCCAAATAAAGCAAGAGCAATATTGACTGGACAGGTAGTAGAAAGTATTATTGTAGATACTATTGATGTTTTTCCTAGAACTCCAGACATTACTATTACCTCTGGTCGTAATGCATCTGTTCGTGCAGTCGTAACAGGTGGAAAAGTTACTAGTTTAATTATTGATAATGCTGGTGAATACTATTCATCATCTCCAACTATAAGAATTAGAGATAGAGCAGGAAGAGGTAGATTTGCAGACTTCACTGCTATTGTTAATACAGATGGTGAGATTACTGGATTTGATAAAAATGCAGAAGGTAATTTCTACACTCAAGATACAGTTGTTGTAGATGTAATTCCTGTTGGAGAAAATGCAACTGGTATTCCTTTGTTGAAAGAATGGAATTATAACAGATATACAAAATTAGAAAATAATCTTGATACAGAAAATGGTTACATTTTTGCAAATTATAATAATGTTTTAGAATATGGTTATGGTTATCTTGCTAATCCAAAAGCTTTACGTGTTACTTTAGGTGATAACATTAATAATGCAGGAACTGAACCTGCTGAAAAAACTCATTCTCCTATTATTGGATTTGCTTATGATGGCAATCCAATATACGGTGCATTTGGTTATTCTGAGGCACTGAACAAAGATTCTTCTATTACAAGAATGACTTCTAGTTATTCTTTGAATGGAACTCGTTCAGACGGTCCTTCTTTAACCCAATACCCACTAGGCACATTTAACAATGATTATACTTACACTCACAAGAGTGGCACACTAGATCAGAACAATGGAAGATTTTGTGTTACCCCAGAATTTCCGAAAGGAACTTATGCTTATTTCATTACTATTGATAGCAATCAAGTACCGCAGTACCCGTACGTTCTAGGAGAGAATTTTTACTCTCTACCTATTGATAGTAATTACAATTCTGATATTAATCAGAATGACATTCCTAAGAATGCCAAAAAGATTTACTCGGCAGGAATGCAGAGAAATGGAGAAGGACTTGTTGCTAGTATTTCTGAAGTAAGATCTGGAACTGTTGATAATATTGCTATTGCTGATAGTTCTAGAAATTTCTCTATTAATTCACAAATTTATTTTGAGAACAGAGGAACAGAAGGTTCTGAAGCAGAAGCTATTATTTCATCTGTTGAAGGTAGAGATGTAAATTATATTGAATGTAAAGAGAATAAGGTTGTAAAACTAACAACCATACAAAATGCATATCTATTTGCTGACGATACACTAAATCAACCTTCTTCTGGTGCATCTGGTTCTATTGTTGGTACAGTTAGGAATGATAACACTATTGTTCTTAGAAATGTTAATGGAACATTTAATGATACTGGAACATTCTCAGCAACTATTAAAACTTTCAACATTTTGTTGGATCAGAGAAGTTCTTATACTAAAGGTGCGACATTAAGTTTGACTGATGGTATCAATACTCCTATTGCAACTGGAGAAGTGTTAGCAGGAACAACCTCTCAAAACGTAGTGGAGATCAAGGTTCTCAGCGGTACATGGATTGTTGATGATGCCTACTTTATACAATCTAGTGATTTGTTTAATACATCTGGAACTAGACTCGTAAGACTCACATCACTTAGTGATAATCTACAACCATTTGAAGTTAATCAAAGTGTTGCTCTAGTTGAGACTGTTGATAGTCATGGACTTGGTATTGGTGATAAAGTAGATATTAGTATTAACCCAGATGATGCAACTAAAAATAAAACATATTATTTAAGAAAGAGATTATATCAGGAAGCTATACTCATTCCTCCTGTAAATAATACTAGTATTGATTTCAGTGGAATAGGAAGATATGAAATCCTTAATGGTGGTGCTGACTATACAGCTGGTACTTACACTAACGTTGCTCTTACTGGTGGATCTGGATCTGGAGCGACTGCTATCTTTACTGTATCTGCTGCAGGTATAGTTTCTGGAATTCAATTACAGAATGCTGGTGTTGGATATGAGAGGGGAGATTATCTTGGAGTTGCAGATGAGGATCTTGTAAGGTCTGGTGCATCTACATCAACAGCAAGATTTACAATATATGTTGGACATGTTGGTATTGCTGCTGGTAGTACATCTGTTACTGTTGCTAAGGCAGATGGTTATGCTGTTAATGATTTAGTTCAGATTGGTGAGGAGATTATTAAAATTGAAGCTATCAATGGTAATATCTTTACTGTTACTAGAGGGCAAGAAGGAACTGATGATGTAGATCATTTTAATGGTCAATCTGTATCTCTTTATAATGCGAGATATAACTTTACATCTAACTATGCTATTTTCTCTACAGCAACCACTGGTTACATACAGTCATATGATCCAGTTACACAAAAAATTGTTATTGTATATGATTACAGCACATTAACATCTAATGCAAGTAAAGTTGTATTAAGTTCTAGTTTCTTTGATAGTAGTAATCCTCAAAGATTGGTCTCTGTTAAGTCTGCAGGAGAAGTTGATTATAAGTTTGAATTCTCAGAAGATAATAGTACATTTGTACCTAATCCTAACATAGATTTACAAGAGTTTTATAAGTATACTTTTGATACGTCTCATTCTAGTCTCACTGGGACTTACTTTGATATTAGTCCAAGTAATAATTTTAATTTAGTTACTG